GTCCACCAGGTTGCTGTCCTTGTCGAAATGCATCTCGTCCCCTCCTGTTGAGGTTGAAGTTGTGCGCTTGTCTATCGGCGGTATCGCCCCCCGAAACGGGCTTAGCTGCGCGTCGGGGCAGTCACAGCCTTCTTTGTCGCCGTCGGAGGCGGGCTCGAACCGCCCCTTGTGGTCCTTGCAATGGCCGCGGGCCTCGTCGACCGGCCAGTCCACCTTCGGGTAGCGGTAGGCCTGGTCCTCCCACTCCTCCTTGCCGCGCAGCTTGCCGCGGATCACCGAGTAGGTCTTGCCCTTGCTAGCGCTCTTGCGCTTGACGCGCGCGAATTTGTCGTACTTGTCCGGGTCGGTCAGCCGGCAGGCATGCTCGTTGGGGTAGGGGTCCTCGGGGTCGTTGCCCAGAAGCGCGGCGTAGACCCGCCCCGGGATCGCTATGCCCGCCTCGACCAGGGGCGAGAAGTCCAGCTGCGCGCGGGCCTCCGCGCCCTCCTCCTCCTCCTGCTCCTCGATGTCTATGGGCCCGGAGAGCTCCTCGCAGAACCCCTTGTCGAACGCTTCGTCGCCGGAGAGCCAGGTCTCGTCCTTCATCATTTGCCGGACCTCGTCCTCGCTCATGCCCCGGGCGTGGCGGCGGTAGCCGGCCACGATGTTGGCCTCCATCTTCTCCAGCAGGCCCGCGTCGTTGCGCAGCGCCGCGGCGTCGCCCATGGTGAACACCCACGGGTTGTGGATGAACATGAACGCATTGCGCGGCATCTCCACGCGGTCGGCCGCCATAGCGATGTAGGAGGCCATGGAGGCGGCCACGCCGTCCACGCAGGCGGTCACCCGCGCCGAGTGCTTGACGAGCTCGTTGAATATCGCCGTGCCGTCCCAGACCACGCCGCCCGGCGAGTTGATCTTAAGGTGGATGGACTTGACGTTCTCGTGGGCGCGCAGGTCGCTCACGAACTGCTTGGCGCTCACGCCCCCGACCCCGATCTGCTCGTAGATCAGGATATTGAGCTCCTCGCCGCCCTCACCCCGCGGCGCGATGTCGTACCACTTTTTGCTTTCCTGCGGCACGTCGCTTCTCCTTTGTTGCGAACACCCTCGTCCCCACGCCGGCCTGCCGAACGGCGCGCAGCGAGCGCGGGCTCACGGTCGGCGGCTTATACACTGTGCTCCTCCAGCGCCTGCTCGATGCGCTCCCCTATGTCGTCGCTTTGCTGCGGGCCGCCCGGCGCGGGCGCGGCCACGGACATGTCCACGTCGTGCTCGCGCTCCAGGTCCGCAATGTAGATTTTCTCGACCGCGATCTGGGCGAGCTCCGACCGCCAGTTCTTGCCCTGCGCGCCGTAGTGCTCCGCGAGCGTGAGCATGTTGTTCTTGCGCAGCTCGATCGCCGCGCGCGCGTCCTTGGCCGGGTCGACCCACGCCCAGCCCGGCGGCTGCCAGTGGCACTGGCTCCAGCGCCACGGGTCGCGCCTGTAGTCCGTGATCGTGAGCGGCGCCATGTGCCCGGCCGCGAACATCCAGAACACGAACCGCTCCCAGTCGGGCTGGCAGAACTCCTTGACGAACCACGTCTGTATCGAACGGAACATCCGCCTGTCCTCCAGGATGTTGGCCCGCGAAGAGGCGAAGTTCATGCCGTGCAAATCGCGCGTGAGCACCTGGTAGGACAGCCCCGTGCCCACGGCGATGAACCGCGAGATCAACCGCGTGAGCGGGTCGAACGTCTCGTTGAGGTTGTCCTTGCTCTCCACGACCTCGGGCTTGTGCGCCGTGGACATGATGCGCCCGGGCTCCCACTGCAGGCGGTTGGACGAGTCGCGCGTGGCAAGCAGCTTGTTCTGGTCGACTGAGTTGACCCACAGCGCGATCATCGCGCGGATGCGCGAGGAGATGAACGTGTCCTCCAGCAGGTTGTCCAGGTCCCACAGATGGCGCAGTACCGGGGCCTTCCAGGGGACCCCGATGTACTGGTGCGGGCGGCGACGCACGAACCGGATGTCCATGACGTCCGCGGGGAACGGCGTGCTTATCCCGCCGACCCAGAACCTGACGGGCGCGCCGTACTCGTCCAACACGATCCCGAACTGCGTCTGCTCCCGCGGGGAGGCGTCCGCTTGCGTCGTGCTCGACCAGTCGCGCGTCCAGTCCAGGCGGTCGGGCTCCACGAACTGGTTGGCGATCGGGAGGTGGGAGCCCCGCACCGAGCGCACCGTGTTGCGCACCACCGAGCCGCTGTTGATGATCACCCGCAGGCCCAGGGACTGGTTTTCGTAGTAGGTCGACTTGCCCGTGCGGTCCCACTGGTCGTTGTAGCGCTCCCAACCGCTCGCGAGCCGCGCGTTGGCCTCGGGCAGGAGCTCGCCGTCCCCGTCCTTGACCGAAGGCTCGGGCCGGATGCCCAGGCCGACCACGTTGGAGCAGAACACGTTGTCGATGTTTTGGGAAAGCCCGTGGTTGTCGTGCGACTGGCGCGACCGCGCTATCATGGTTTTGAGGTTGGCCTTGAGGTCGTTGTAGGGCGTGTCGGTCGTGGTGCCCCAGTCCGCGCGGGTGCGCACCGTGGAGGCCGCGTCGTAGTGCTGGGCATAGACGCGGTCAATGGTGTCCCACAACGAGCGGGAGCGCGGAAGGCTCCACTCGTCCCCGCCGATGCGGGAGCCCAGCGCAAGGAACGCGTTGCCCAGACGTCCGCCGATTCGTTGAAACCAGTTCATCAGGTCGGGTTCTGGAAAATCACGTCCATCACGCCGCCGTAGGTCGCGTCCTCGTCGTCCGCGGCCATGCGCCGGCTCAGCTCGTACAACTTGCTCGCGTCGCTCAGGCGGTGCCTGCGGTCGCCCGCCTGCACCTCGTGGTATCCGCCCTCGGCGATCGCCACCGCCCTGGTCTGGATCTCAGCGGCTCCCATGCCCACCTCCAGAGACAAAAAAGGACCGTGTGCATTATAAATATTAGTACCTTTGACAATTATTGTCAATACCTTACCACCATTTTTGGGCCCGGCGGCTAAAATAATCGGAACCCCCCCTTCGGTCGTCGCGCTCCGGCGGCGGCCCCGCCCCCGTGGGCTCGGCCTCGAGCTGCGCGACCGTGCTCTCGTCGAAAAGCAGGCTCTCCAGGTCCAGATAGCGCGCCGCGGCGTGGCAGTAATTTTCGCAGGAGCGGTAGTGGTTGGGCTCGATCCGCACCCAGACCAGGCGCTTGTTGCCATACGCGTCGATCTTGGGCTCCATGTACTCGTTGCGCACCTGCTCCAGGTAGTCGGGCTGGATGTCGTCGGGCAGGTGGAACCGGTTCGAGGCCAGCAGGCGCCCCATCTCCACGGACAGCGACTGGGTCTGCCCGTTGTAGTGCCGGCCGTCGGCCGAGACGTCGACCAGGGGTTTTTTCGGGTCGGGCCGCGCCAGGCCGATGTAGGGCTCGAACTCCGGCATGTGCTCGCAGATGTAGTCCACGTCGTCCGCCCTGTGCCCGCCGCGGTCGATGAACCCCATGCGCATGTCCAGCTGCCGCCCGTCCCGCCGGCGAAACGGCTCGGCGTAGATCGCCGCCCGGAGCCGTTCGTAGGCCAACTGGCGCGGGTCCTTGCTCTCCTCGGTCTCGCCTTTTGGGACCCTGACGAACCCGCAGCGCAGCAAGTACTTGTTCATGCCCCGGCCATAGCCGTTCACCACGAAGTAGAACCCGTCGTCCTGCGTGTCGACCCCGCCCAGCACCACCAAAACGCTGTCCGGCAGGTCCCCGGCCTGGAACTGCCTGTACCCGGCCTTTTTGGTCAGGAGATAGTCCTCGGCCACCTGGATGGGCACCGTGGACCAAAATTCGGCCATGTCCTCGTTCATGAACAGCTGCACCGCCTCGATCCCCTTGCGCCGGGCCGAAAAATACCGCGCCAGGCACTCCGTGAACGTAAAACTGAAGTCCACGAACCGGTTCCACTGGTAGGCGACCGCCTTTGTCGGTTTTCTGCCCCGAATTTTCCCCTTCCGGTCGATTTTTTCATTGTCGGAGGCCCATATTATCCGCTCCGCCATAAAAATACGATGTTTTTCCTCGATCCGGCGCTTGCAGAAGACGCAGAGATAGACGGCGGCCAGTTTTTCGCGGATCCGGTTGGGGTCGTGGTCCGCCACGCCGTCCGGACCGGGCAACTCCCGCACCTGGCGGTGGCTCCAGCGCTGGTATTTTTCGCAGTGCGGGCACGGGACGTGCGGGCGGCGGATCGTCACTCCCGGGGCCCGCATCTCCTGGTCCAGGCAGTCCCCCGAGAACAGCGGAGAGCTCTCGTATATGGCCCGGTGCCGCCCGAGCACCCGGTAGGGCTCCTGGCGGCGCTTGGCCGCCTCCACGGGGTCCCAGCCGCGTCTTTTGCGGTATTTGGAGACCTCGGACAGGTAGATCAGGCCCGAAGACCAGGTCGCCACTTCGGATTGCACCAGGGAGCTTGCCACGCGCATGTACATGTGGGTCAAGCGCGTCTTCTGACGGGTGAGCGACTTCTCTTTGCCGTCCCAGTACCGCCGGACCACCGGGATGTCCCGGATCATAGGTATGATGCGGTCGACGAACACGTCCTCCACGACCTCTTTCTTCGAATAGATCAGGAGGGCGTTGGTCGGCAGGTTGTCGATGCAGTAGGCCAGGGCGATCTCGGCGATCAAGCTCTTGCCCGTCTGCGTCGGGCCGCACAGGATGACCGTCTCGTGATCACGAACCGCGTTGATCGGCTCGCGCTGCCACGGATAGGCCCGGAACTTGCCCGGGCGGGCGTAGGCGCTGCTGAGAAGGAAGTGCTCCTCGGCCCACCGCGCGGGCTCGGGCAGGTCGCGGACCCGCAGCAGCTCCGCCTCGATGGTGTAGAGCGGGGGCTGCTCCGGGTCGGGCTTGGGATACTTGAACCTCATTCATCGGTCGGCGCCGCGGGCGGCGGTGGCGGCCCTGTGGGCGGGGCGGGCGAC